CGTTTGAATGTTTTCTTTTTCAAACCAGACCTCGATGTTTTTCTCTTTAAGTTTCCTGACGGTCGTTAGAGTATCCACCGTGTTTCTTGCGAAACGGCTGACCGATTTGGTGATGATGAGGTCAATCTTTCCGTCTAAGGCATCGTTAATCATAGCCTTAAACTCGACACGGTCTTTGGTGTTCGTTCCTGTAATGCCCTCATCTATGTAATAGCCGTCTTTGATACAATCTGAATTTGCCCCATACTTTTTGATTTTTCCCTACACTTTTTGAGGATTACACAAGGGTGGGTGCATTTTCCGCAGACAGAGAAACACCCCGCATCAGCGTTCATGCCAATGCAGGGTGTGTGCTTATAATCTGATTTCTGTTCCGTCCGCAAAAGTAAAACCGTAGTCATCCTTGCCGTAGACCGTCATGTATTGCAGGAGTCCTTGCCAGAGGTTCTCATCGAATTCCGTAACCGTATCCGGCAGGCTGCGTAATTTTTCGATGTATATTGCCGTGGTTTCCTTTTCTGCAAGTGCACTTGTAATCTCCTCATCGAGGGCAGCAATCCGAGCCTTTACATTTTCGTAGCGGTCGACCAGTTCGCTATACTTCTTTTCGTATTCATCCTGGTTTCTTACAAAGCGGGCATTGTCCTCGATGCAACGCTCCACCATATCGGCAATCGCCACCAGTTCATTTTGCAGATTGGCTTTTTCAAAGGAAGCCTCCGAGGTGTCCTGCATCTCTGCAAGAAGGACTTCCATGCACATAATGATGGTGTCCTTTTCAACCGTATAAAGGTTGACCGCTCGAATGAACAACTCCTTGATGGTTTCCTCATCCAGGTGCGGAGTGGCACATTTTTCATCGTCGCTGTATTTGTGGTTGCAGCGCCATATAACCCTGCGGTATTTATCGTTGGAGTGCCATACCTTCGAGCCATACCATGAACCGCAGTGACCGCATTTGATTTTGCTTGAGAAAATGCTGACCGAACTGTTTCTGTTCTTGCCGGGGCATCGTGCTTTCATCAGCAACTGCACCTTATCAAAAATGGCAGGGTCAATAATTGCCGGATGGTTGCCTTCCACATAATACTGTGGCACTTCGCCTTCATTGATTTTCTTTTTATGGGAAAGAAAATCTGTGGTGTAAACCTTCTGCAGGAGTGCATCGCCCTTGTACTTCTCGTTTGTAAGTATGCTCTGAACCACTGCCTTGCCCCAGACCTTTTTACCGCCGGGTGTGGGAATACCTGCCGCAGTCAGTTCCTTTGCAATGACATACGGTGACTTGCCCTGCAGGAACATTCCGTAAATCTGTCGGACGACCTTTGCCTGTTCTTCGTTAATCACAAGGTTGCCGTCCTCGCCACGGTCATATCCGAGGAATCTGCCAAAGGGTACGGAAACCTTACCGTCTGCAAAGCGTTTTCTCACGCCCCAGGTGCAGTTCTCGGAAATGCTGCGGCTTTCTTCCTGTGCAAGGCTGGACATAATGGTAATGAGCAGTTCGCCCTTGCTGTCGAATGTCCAGATGTTTTCTTTTTCAAAGTAGCATTCCGTACCATGTTCCTTCAGCTTTCGGATGGTGGAAAGGCTGTCGACAGTATTACGGGCAAATCTGCTGACCGACTTGGTCACGATAAGGTCAATCTTCCCGGCAAGTGCATCCTCGACCATCTGCTTAAAGCCGTCACGGTACTTGGTGGACGTTGCACTTATTCCTTCGTCAGAATACAGTCCCACAAATTCCCAATCCTCTCGGCTCTGAATATAATTGGTGTAATAATCGCACTGTGCTGCGTAACTGGTCTGCTGGTCTTCCATATCGGTGGATACACGAGCGTAGCCTGCAACCCTGCGTTTGGTTCGTGTATTTATTGGTGCAGCCGTAAATCGGCTGATGGTTGCAGGTATTGTTGTTACATTTTTTTTTGCCATATTTCCGTTCTCCCTTCGTAAAACTTGTACTCAAGGCTACCGTCCTCAAGCACTGTGATTTTTTCTATCTGCTGTTCAAAGGCTTTCTCGTCAAATTCGGTCTGCCCGAGGATAAATGCAGAAATCCTACGCAGTTGGAAGTCTGCGTAATTTTGTGCATCGCACTCGACACCCTTGTAACCGTACTTTTTGCCGATGCAATACCAGTACGTCCACTTGTTTGCCGAAATAACCCTGTGGTATGGGTGACCGCACTTCCCGCAAAAAACCTTTCCCTGAAAGCAGTCCGTGACCGTGAATTCGTGGTAGGACTGTTTTATTTTCAAATCCTGCCAAATGCGGGTCTCTCCGCCAACCAAATGGAACTCAACGCTGCCGTTTTCCTGCACCAACATTTCTTTGACTTGGATTTCAAATAATTCCTCATCAAAACTGTCAGTGCCAAGAACCTCGGCGCAGATGCTTTTTAATTCATCATCGGCAAAATTGCGGGTACTGCAGGTCTGTCCCGATTCTTTTTTGGAACGGCAAATCCAATGGACATATGTTTTACCACGCTGTTTGCTTTTCTTCCTTGTAAAAGGCTGTCCGCAGACAGCACAGCGTATTTTCTTTGTAAAGCAGTATGTGGGGTTCAGCATTGCCGTTCTGCGTTTAAATTCCTGCTGAACCCTTGCGTAGGTTTCCCTGTCGAGAATAGCCTCATGGCAGTCTGCCATATAATATTGTGGCAACTCGCCATTGTTACGCACCTTGGTTTTCTTGATGGGGTCTATCATATAGCACTTCTGTCGCACCAGATCTCCGGCATAAATCTCATTGTGGATGAGATTGTTCAGCGAAGCCTCCTGGAACAGTTTCCCGTTGATGGTGCGGTAGCCTTTGCCGTTCAGTTCATCGCAGATGCCTTGCAGCGGTACGCCCTCAAGGTAGCGTTGAAACATCAGCTTTACGATTTCAGCCTCCTCCGGGATGATGACGTACTGCTCAAGGTCATCATCGTAACGGTATCCGAGAATGTGCTTATTGGCTGCACCAATCTCCCCGGACTGGAAACGCTTTCTGACACCCCATTTCACATTTTCCGAAATGCTGCGGCTTTCTTCCTGTGCGAAAGAAGCGAGGATGGAAAGCATCAACTCGCCGTCCCCGGAAAAGGAATTGATGTGTTCCTTTTCAAATCTGACCTCAACACCTAATTCCTTTAAGTGTCGCACGGTCTCAAGCAAGTCCAGTGTATTTCTCGCAAATCGTGAAATGCTCTTGGTAAGGACGATATCGATTTTGCCTGCCTCACAATCTGCAAGAAGTCTCTGAAATTCATCTCGCCATTGTGTTCCTGTTCCGCTAAGTCCGCTGTCTGCGTACACCCCGGCAAATTCCCATTCGGGATTTCCCTGTATCAACTTATTGTAGTAGCTGACCTGTGCCGATACGGAATGCAGAAGCCTTTCCGTATCCTTGGACACTCTGGCATACGCAGCAACCCGTTTTCTTCGCTCCAAGGTAGCAACGGCAGGCTCTATTTTCTTGATTTTTGCCATTTTGCTGCCTCCTAAAATTGTATTAACCTGGGGTTTTACACCCTTGGTCAGCATACATATATCACTCTAAAAGCCTAAAAAGTCAACGGGTTTCCCGATAATAAAGTGCCCAGAATTGGGCGGTATTTCTCCAGCAATTTATCCCGTAATACACAATAGCTTTCTTCGGAAATTACGCCCTGTGAGAGCATGGATTTTGCTATGGCGATGGATATCTGATACATTTTTTCGGTCTGAAGTTCTTCCTTACTCATGACGGCCTCCCTTCTTGAAACGGTCTGTTATGTAGCACTCGTGGGAGCAGTATTTACGCTTGGCATTACCATAGGAAGTGAACTCCTTACCACAACAGGCACACTTGAAACTGTACACGGCTTTTTTGTTAATGCTTTCCGGATGATTGTGCCACCAGTTCAGACAGCACTCACGGCTGCAAAAGCGTTTCTTCTTTTTACCTTCCGTCTGCATCAATTCCTTACCGCAAAATTCACAGCAATCTGATGTGGACTTTTCGGTACATTCCATTGTGCTGACACCATGACGCCTGCAATGGCTTTTCACGGTATCCCTGGACAGTTGAAGATTAGAAGCAATATCTGTATAACTGACCCCTCTGCTACGAAGGGATACAATCTGTTTTTTCTGCTCATCGGTCATTTTCAAAACACCTCCTACTTGTTAGCCACGGCAAGAGGCAAAACTTGAGGATTTTTTGAAAATATATTTCATCCCGATAAAATTTATGCGTGTCCATCGGTAACAGGAACATCTGTAACAACATTCTCTATATATCAAAAACCACTTATAATAATAGGAAATAACCCCTGTACCCGCGTAGGAATATATAGGGCACACCGTTGCTCTTGTTCCGCTTGTTGCAAAAAAAGAAAGCCCACCGAAGAGAAAATCTCCTCGATGGGCATCATATTAGTTCGGAATTTTCAGTTTCCAACCGCTGTAAATCACATTGGATGTCAGACCGTTGAGGGCCTTGATTTCCGTGTAGCGGCTGCCTTTGCCGAGATACTGCACGGCAATATCCCAAAGGGTATCACCCTTTACCACAGTATGGATACGGTAGGTTTCCTCCGTAGCCACAGGGTAGATGGCAACTCCCTCGTTGGAGAATACATAAGTGCCGGGGTTCTTATCAGCAGCAGCCTTTGCATTGGAAAGAATGCGGTATGCTCCCACCTGGGATTTGCTGTCCGCCCAGGTCTTACGCACACGGTAATAGCCGGAAGTCAGCTTTTCAGGATACTTCTCGACAGCGTATTTGTCGAAATATGTCTGCCCGTAGGACGCTCGTTTTGTCTGTACGCTTTCACCCTGGTCGGCAGGTTTCTCATATTTTGTCAGCACCGCTGTGGATGCCACCGTTACGGAAGTCGCAGATTTGAGTGTGGACAGTACTGCTTTGTAGCTTTCACTGAGTTCTTTCCAAATGAAATCAAGCTGCATAGAAAGGTCACCGATGGACTTTCCACTTGCCTTTGCAAACTCCAAGAGAGCCTGCTTGCGAGACCAGTATGTCCACTGTGCCAGACCGTATCCGGCAGAATCCTTCACGAAATTGTCATAGGTGCCGTTATCCACTGCCACAGTGTACTCGGCATCGGAAATACCCAGTTTCTTTTCGTAGGTG